TGGGCGAGGATAAATACCGCCAAGAGTTTGAATGTTCGTTTGATGCTGCTGTAGAGGGTTCTTACTATGGGCAAATGCTGAACGAGTTAGAAGAAAAGAAGCATATGCAAGAGATTCCCAGAGAGGAGTTGAGTAGGACTTTTACTGCTTGGGACTTGGGTATGGGTGACTCTACATCTATCTGGGTAGCCCAATTGGTAGGCTCAGAGATCAGATTGATCGACTACTATGAGAATCATGGGGTGGGCTTAGACCACTATGTGAAGTGGATTAGGGATAACGACTATGAGAAGGCTGAGCATATTCTGCCCCATGACGTAAGAGTTAGGGAGTTAGGCACAGGCAAGAGTCGTATGGAAATGCTCGAAGAAGCAGGGTTACAGATCAAGATAGCCCCAAGAATGAGCCTAGACGATGGCATCCAAGCGGTAAGGCGTATGCTTTCGAGGTGCTGGTTTAATATGCCAAAGGTAGAAACAGGACTGAACTGCCTGAGAAACTACCGCAGGGAATACGATGAAAAGCGTAAGATTTTCTATGAGCGTCCTTTGCATGATTGGTCTAGTCATGGCTCGGACTCTTTCCGCTACTTAGCCCTTGGACTTGACGAAGGTCACAGTACATGGTCTAAGCCTATTAACCAAACACCAAAATGGATTGTGTAATGTATGTAGAACGTCAGGGGACTAATTTAGCCCCAAAAGTTAAAGAACTTGAAAACCGCATCGAACTATTGGAAAATATGGTAAAAGAGTTACAATCCTCACCAAGACCGAAACTTGGTCGCCCTCCAAAGGATGCACATGGAAACGAACGACTTGAAGTCGATACTACAGGCAGAAATTGATGATTCAATTGGATTCATTGAAAGCGAAACTGTCGAGCAGCGCAAACAGGCTTTGGAGGCGTATCTTAGACAACCTTATGGTAACGAAGTTGAAGGCAAGTCTTCAATCGTTACTGGCGAAGTAGCAGAAGCCATTGATGGCGCATTACCTAGCTTAGTTCGCATCTTTACAGGCTCAGATCAGATTGTTGTTTTTGAGCCACAAGGCCCACAAGACGAAGCCTCTGCCAAGCAAGCTACCGACTACTGTAATTGGGTATTTAACAGGGATAACGAAGGCGTAGCCATTCTCCATGATTGGTTCAAGGATGCTCTCTTGCAAAAGAATGGCATCGTTAAAGCCTATTGGGAAGACAAAGAAAACATCACTAAAGAGCGTTACTTCAACTTGTCTAACGATGAGTTAGCTATGCTTATGTCTGACAACACAATGGAGATTGTCGAGCAGGACACAGAAGACTTCCCAATGTTTGACCAGATGGGTCAACCTGCGCTAGACCAGATGGGTCAGCCACTCATTAACTCTGTTCACAATGTTGTGGTGCAGCAAAAGAAAATGGTTGGTCGGGTTCGCATCGAGAACGTGCCTCCAGAGGAATTCTTGATAAGCAAGAAGGCTAGAACGATTGCTGATAGCCCATTTGTAGCCCACAGGCAGATGTTGACTCGTAGCACATTGGTGGCTATGGGTTTTAACAAGAAGCAGGTCGAAGGCTTGCAGATGGGTGATGCCTTGGCGTACACACCAGAGCGTGTGGCAAGATTCTCCGCAGGTGAGCAACCTTACCAAGTACAGACCGATGACCCCTCGATGCAAGAGATTGAGGTCTTTGAGTGCTATGTTAAGACCGATGTAAATGGTAAAGGTATTGCCTCACTTGTTCAGGTGTTCTACGCATCTAACGAGATTCTTGAGGATGAAAAAGGTAAGGAAATGGTCGAGGAAGTGGACTATGTTCCTTTCCACTCAATCTGCCCTATCCCAATTCCGCACAAGTTCTTTGGTAACTCACTTGCTGATAGAACGACAGACATTCAGCTAATCAAGACTACGATTACTCGTCAGATTCTTGATAACCTCTATCTGACAAACAATGCACGAGTGGTAGCTGTTGAGGGTCAAGTAAACCTTGACGACTTGCTTACATCTACCGCAGGTGGTGTTATTCGTGCCAAGGCTATTGGTGCGGTTCAGCAGTTGAGCGTTCAGAACGTAGCCACTTCTGCTTTCCCGATGCTTCAGTACTTGGACACAATGCAGTCTAAGCGTACAGGTGTGTCGGATGCTTCACAGGGCTTAGACCCCTCGATCTTGCAGAACGTAACTGCTGCGGCTGTTGCTTCTATGCAACAAGCTGGCGCAGGTAAGATTGAACTAATGGCTCGAATCTTTGCTGAGACAGGCGTTAAGTCTCTGTTTAAGGGCATCTTGCATCTGCTGTGTAAGTACCAAGACAAGCCTCGTTTGGTGCGTATGCGTGGTGAGTTCGTAGAGTTTGACCCTCGCACATGGGCTAACCAATACGATGTATCCATTAACGTGGGATTGGGTTCTGGTAATCGTCAAGAGCAAATGGCTATGCTGTCGATGGTTCTTGCTAAACAAGAGCAATTGATTGGTCAGTACGGCCCTGCTAATCCTTACGTCACACCAGCGCAGTATCGTTCTACTCTAGGACGCATGGTTGAGTTGGCAGGATTTAAAGATAGTGCTGAGTTCTACAAAGCGATTACGCCAGAGCAAGATCAGCAATTGTCTAATCCTCCTGCACAACAAGAGCCTCCAATGCCTCCAGAAGTTCAGGTTTTGATGGCTAGAACACAAGCTGAGATTCAAGCTAACCAACAAAAGGCTCAAGCTGATATGCAATTGCAACAACAGCAAATGCAGATTGACTCGCAAATGGCTCAGCAAAAGGCTGGTCTTGAGATGCAATTGTTGCGTGAGAAAGAAGCCGCTAAGTTGCAATTAGAGCGTGAGAAACAACAGGCTTACTTTGCTATGAAGCAACAAGAGTTTGAGATTGAGGCTCAATTGAAAGCGATGAAGGTTGGTGCTGGTATTACCTCTAACGTAGAAATTAAAGGCTAATCATGGAAACAAAAAGCGAACTAGAACAAACCAAGCAAATGGTTCGAGAGGCTATGATTGAAGACAATGTTAGCCCTCAGACATTGATTCGTCTTGGTAAGATGGCTGAAGCTGTTTTAAAAGATAAATCACTTTATCCTAAGTTTTTGAAAGCTGTTGTAGAAAGCGAATTAGCTGATGAGGATGATATGGATGAAGAAATAGATTATCAAATCATTGGCGTAATTGCTACGCTAGGTGAGATGACAAGGCAAATGATTGCCTCTGGTGAAATAGAGGCTTGATATGGGGTGGAAAAAGTTTAAAAGTTTCCTAAAGAAAGTTGCTGCGCCAGTAGCCGCTATTGCCGCAATTGCTTTTCCTCCGCTTATTCCCGCAATCGGTACTGCACTTGGTGCATCAGGTGCGGCTGCTTCCGTTGTTGGTGCTGCGGCTTTAAGTACTGGTGCAAGTTTAGCCTCTGGGGAATCTTTAGGAGACGCATTAAAAGCAGGTGCTTTATCTGGTTTGACTGCTGGTCTTTTAGGCCCATCAGCATCAGGAGGCGGTGGGTCAGCCTTGGACGCTGGCATGAATGTCTATCCTACATCTGGCATAAGTGAGGCTGTGGGCGGTACTGCTGCTTTATCAGCCTTAGATGCTGGTATGGGTGCTTATCCAAGTACAGGCAATGTTGGCGCATCGGCATTAGATGCTGGCATGAATGTTTACCCAAGCACAGGCGATATTGGTGCATCTGCGCTAGACGCTGGCATGGGTGTTTACCCAAGCACAGGTACTGTTGGCGATGTTGCGTCTTCTGCTGCGCCATCTGGTTTGTCATTAAGTGGAAGTGATGCGTTAAAAATAGCTGGAATTGCAGCTACAGCAGCAGGTGCAGGTCAGTTAGCAAGTAGCGGCACTAGTGGTACTGGTGGATTTGATATTGTTCCAGTTCCTAGCGATTGGAGAAGCCCTCCTCCTACAACAGTTGCACAGTACACACCACTAGCACCTATTGATTTTGGCAATGCACAAATGCTTCAGGGTACGCAATGGGAGAGGCTACTTAATCCTACCTACAATCAGCCAGTACCAAATCCTGCTGTATCTACAAATCCATCCAACATGAGTTTTGAAGAACTAACAAGAATCTTAGGTAGCACTAAGGCTTCAATACCTACGCAGAATCTAACAATCAACGATGTAATTGCAGGAATACAAAGTCAATATGGACAAACACCTCAAGGCTCAATGGGCTAAGAATCTGTTAAACGATGACTTTTTCAAAGAAGTCATAGATAATTTGAAAAAAGAACAGATTAGTGTGATAATTAACACGAATAGTAGTGAAATAGATAGGCGTGAAGACGCTTATAGACACATTAGGACACTTGAGTTAATCACAGGACACCTAGAAGGCTTGGCCTCGGAAACTGCGATTAGAGATAAGAAGTGGAAGATTTTGTGAATTCTGTTGCGTAAAAGCAACACCGCAGTTCAGACGGATTCTGACGATTTTTGAGATGACAAATGGAAAACACCAACCCACAAGGGAGTGAAAGCCTAAATGTAAACCAAGCCGCTTCAGCGTTTGAGAGTTTAATGGGTGATTCTGACGAAGCCTCACAAGGCCAATCTGATGGACAAACAGAGCAACTAGAAGCGAGTGACGAAGTTGAGCAAGAGTACGAGGAGGAATCCGAGGAAACTGCGCCCAAACCTAGATATAAAGTCAAGGCTGCTGGTGAGGAAATTGAAGTAGACGAAGAAGAACTCATCAAGGGCTATCAACAAGGTGCGGATTACACAAAGAAGTCTCAGGCTTTAGCTGAACAACGTAAGGCTCTCGAAGCTGAGCGTGGTCATTTAGAGCAAGTGAAACAAGAGCGACAAGCGTATGCCCAGAAATTACAGGCTTTGGATAGCTTCCTAAGTCAGCAAGATCGAGGCGTTAACTTAGATGTTCTAAAGGAAACAGACCCCATTGGTTATGCGGTGGCGGTAGCTGAACAGAGTCAGCGTGAGAAACAGTTAGCGGTAGTTAGGAATGAACAGCAACGCATTGCACAACAGCAACAAGCCGAGCAACAAGCCTCTCTGCAAAGCCATCTCCGTTCTGAGTCTGAGAAGTTAGCAAGTCTGATTCCTGAGTTAGCTACTGCACAGGGTGATGCGGTTCGGAAACAAATCCGTGACTATGCGAAGTCTGTTGGGTGGTCTGACCAAGAACTCAGTCAACTGTACGACAGTCGTGCTGTGGTGACTTTGTATAACGGAATGAAGTATCAGCAACTTCAAAAGAGCAAGCCAGAGGTAAACAAGAAACTTCAGGCTGCCCCTAAGATGATGCGATCAGGCACTTCAGCCCCTCCTACGAAGTCGTCACATGATAAACAGGCAATGCAAAGGTTGCGTGAGACAGGAAAAGTCACAGACGCAGCAAAAGCATTTGAACGATTCTTTTAAATTTTGGAGTATTAAATTATGGCTACCTATCAAACCTACACCGCTATTGGTCAGCGTGAAGACCTTTCGGATGTTATCTACTCGATTTCACCAACAGATGTCCCATTTATGTCGTCTATCGGCAAGACAAAAGCAACTGCTGTTTATCACGAGTGGCAGACTGACTCTTTGGCAGCCGCATCGTTGACTAACTATGCAGTTGAAGGCGACACAGCATCTGATGCCACCATGTCTCCTACAACTCGTATCGGCAACCGCACACAGATTGCCCAGAAGACTGTAAAGATTTCTGGCACTTTGCAAGCTGTTGACAAAGCTGGTCGCAAGTCTGAAAAGGCTTATCAATTGGCTAAGGCTTCTGCTGAAATTAAGCGTGACATGGAGACTTCTTTGCTAAGTAACCAAGTTGCTGCTAACGGCAATAGCTCTACTGCTCGTAAATTGGGTGGTCTGCAAGCATGGTTGGCTACCAATGGTTCTTTTGGTACATCTGGTTCTGCTGGTGCTTCTGGCACTACTGCTCGCACCAACGGCACAAACCGCACTTTCACAGAAGCCTTGTTGCAATCTGTTGTTAAGAGCGTTTATTCCTCTGGTGGCAACCCCAAAGTGTTGATGGTTAACCCTGCTCACAAGCAGACAGTTTCCGCTTTCACAGGTATTGCTGCACAGCGTTTCATGGCCCCAAGCAATGCGCCTACGACTATCGTCAGCGCGGCAGATGTTTATTTGAGCGACTTTGGTGCAATCTCAATTGTTCCCAACCGCTTTATGACATCTACCAACTCTTGCGATGAGACGGCGTTTGTGCTTGACCCCGACATGGCTGCTATCGCTTACTTGCGTCCTTTCCAGACCAACGAATTGGCTGTGACTGGCGACAATGAGTCTACACAGTTGTTGGCTGAGTACACCTTGGAAGTTAAAAACGAAGCTGCTCACGGCATCATTGCTGACTTGACACCTTAATCTAAGGTAACTCCGAAAAATGCCTCAGACTAAACCTCTGGGGCATTTTCTTTTCTACGCAAACTGATAGAATTAGGCTATGCAAAATCTTAACAACTTTAGACAAACTGCTGTCCATGCCGATGGTGAGGGTGGCATCATTATTCAGACTCGTCAAGATGTTTCAGATATTGTTGAGCAGAATAAAAAAGAGTACAACTCGTATGACGAGAGAGCAAGATGGTCTGACCAATTGTTTGGCAATAAGGTTGCCTCGATTCCAATGACAGTTATTGATGACCTGAATAAAGCTGGAATCATGCGTGGTTTTGCTGTTCTGGATGACAAGCGTTTTGCTTCTTGGTTAAATGACCCAATGAATCGTGCATGGCGCACTAGAACAGGAGTAGTATGAGTTTCGCAACATACTCTGATTTAAAGACCTCGATTGCAGGTTACTTAGCTAGGTCTGATCTGACTAGCCAGATTCCCGACTTTATTACATTTGCTGAGAATCGTCTGCGTAGAGAACTACGGATTCGTCAGATGCTAAAGTCTGTAACAACATCCTCTGTATCTGGTGATGCAACTGTTGAGATTCCTAGCGACTTCTTGGAGATTCGTGATTTTGTCGTGATGACAAACCCTATCCAACCACTAAGTTACTCTAGCCCCTCTGCATTATCTAATGACCCAAGAACTTCAGAAGTTGGTGTTCCTAAGTCTTACACCATTCTTGCTAGTGAGTTTCAATTAACTCCTGCACCTGATGGCGTATATACATTGAAGCTACTGTACTTCTCTGCGCCAGCGTATCTGTCTAGCACAAACGCTTCTAATGTATTCTTGACAACAGCACCTGATGCTTTGCTCTATGCGTCATTGGTGGAAGCAGAGCCGTATTTAATGAATGATGTACGAATCAATACATGGGGTGCTATGTATGATCGTGCGATTTCCTCACTCACCAAGTCTGATGAAAGTACTCAGTACTCTGGTGTCCCATTAGCAATGAAACTTACTGCAAGGTGAAACTATGGCTGAAATGTCCAACTATCTCGAAAATGCGTTAATCAATGTAACGCTACGAGCAACAAGCTATACAGCACCTACGACTGTATATGTGGCTCTGTACACAACTGACCCAACCGATGCTGATACTGGAACAGAATGTTCTGGTACTTCATACGCTCGTCAGGCTGTGACCTTTGGTGCGCCTAGCAATGGTGCGACTACCAACTCTGCTGCTGTTGAGTTTCCTCAAGCTGGTGGCTCATGGGGTACGATTACACACATCGGAATCCGTGATGCTTTGACTACAGGCAATTTGCTGTATCACACACCGCTAGACGCATCTAAGACTATTGCAACTGGCGATGTATTCCGCATTGCCTCTGGTTCATTGAGCGTCACATTGGCGTGAGATGGCTGATTTACTGCCACCATGGACGATCGACTCGCTAGACAATTTAAAGTCTAGCATTGATGACTTAACACTCACACTCGATAGTTCACTCTACACAACCTCAGTAACCCTATGGGATGCCTATGGGTCTGTGAGTGCTTCTGCGACTGTTACGGCTAATGCTGTAAGGGTTCAGAATGGTGTAGCGGCAGTAAATGGAACGGCAGATGTAACGGCTAGTGGAACTAGGGTTCAATTTGCTAGTGCAAGTATTACAGGCTCTGCAAGTGCTTCATGCGAAGGTATAAGAGTACAGTTTGGCTCTGGTGCTGTAGATGGAAATGCGACTGTTACTGCGGATGCAATCAGGGTTCAGTTTGGTACTGGAAGTATTACCGCTAATGCGGATGTAACGGCAATTGGTACTCGTGTCCAGTTTGGCAATGCGGCTATTACTGGTACTGCCGATGTAACTGCTCTTGGTGGAATCATAGCCTTTGCTTCTGCGGCTATAACTGGTGATGCAACTGTTACTGCTGATGGCATAAGAGTACAAAATGCGGCAGGTAGCATTACTGGTAACGCAACTGTTACTGCCAATGGTGGAATCGTTGCTGATGCTAATGCAAGTATCACTTGTGATGCAGATTTTACGGCTTCTGCTTCCGCAATTTACGCAGGTGTTGCTAGTGTTACTGGTACGGCTACGATCACAGCCAAAGGTAATATTCTTGGCGATAACTGGACACCAGTACCACAAGACACTAATACTTGGACACCTGTTTCTGGTGACTCAAATATATGGACAACCATTTCTAGTGGTGACCCTAACGCACCAAGCGAAACATGGGCTAATTATGTTACGCCATATATTTTGTTTAGTGCTGATGTTGATGTTTTCTTTGCACAAACACCAGTAGATGCAGATGTAGGAAATAATATTATCAATGATTGGAACACTTGGGTTTTGTCTACTGTTAGTGTTGGTGATGCCATCTATGGTCAATTAGCAGGTGGAAGCAAGTTGTACTATGGTGTTGTAACGGAAATTACAGATGGCGGTAGTTTTTTATATCCAGCTAATATTTATGTAAGCAATCCAAACAATAATCCTACAGTTTCATTTGTTTACCCAACAAATTTCACTTTTAGCAACAATGCTTTTGATGCAAACACATGGACACCTGTGTCTGCCAACGACAACACATGGACAATTCAGGCTCAAGGAAGTAACACATGGCTACGACAAAACTAAACTTTGGTGAGTGGATGCCTGACCAGCCTAGCATCTCTGGTGCTTTGGTGGATGCTAAGAACGTGGTTTCTCAGGCTATCGGGTATGGCCCACTTCCGACTGCGGCTACATTCTCTGCTGCTGCCTCAGAAAGCCTTACTACACTTGTAGCAGGGAAAACCCCTACTAACGATACCAAGCTATTTGCGGCTGGCTCAACCAAGATTTTTAGCGTAAGTGGTGTAGGTGCGGTAACAAATGTATCTAAAACTGGTGGATACACACCTAATGCTTATAACGATAGATTTAGGTTTACTCAGTTTGGCAACTCTATTATTGGGACTAACTTTAGTGACCCGATGCAAGTTTTTACATTGGGTACTTCTACGGCATTTGCAAACCTATCGGCTACTGCCCCTATCTGCCGATATTTAACTGTAGTGCGTGACTTTGTGGTTACTGCATTTACTAGCGAATCATCTACTCTTTATCCGTCTAGGGTTCGTTGGTCTGGTATCAATGATGAGACTACATGGACTGCTGACCAAGTAACCCAAGCTGATTATCAGGACATTCCTGATGGTGGTCAAATCATGGGCATCCGTGGTGGCGAAGTGGGCATTATTCTCTTGGAAAAGGGAATAAGTCGCATGAGTTATGTCGGCACACCTTTTATTTTCCAGTTTGACACTATCTCTCGTGGCAAGGGATGTATTGCTGCGGGTTCTATTGCCCAAGTTCAGAGCGTCACTTTCTTTTTGGGTGATGATGGCTTTTACTCATGTGATGGACAGAGTGTTGTGGGTATTGGTTCAGAGAAGGTAGATCGTTGGTTCTTTGCCAATGCAGATGAAAGCCAGTTTGGGAATATGTCTGCGGCTGTAGACCCTGTTCGTAAACTGATTATCTGGAACTTCAGAACTACCTTTGGCAATCGGCAATTGATCATTTACAACTTCAAAACCCAAAAGTGGACTTATGGCGATGCAGGTGCTGACTACATTTCAGACGCTTCTACCTCTGCTACAACCCTAGAGGGATTGGATTCTATCTCTAACAGCATTGATGCTTTGACAGTATCTTTGGACTCTATCCTGTACATGGGTGGCAAGTACTTCTTGGGTGGCACTAATGGGGCTTATGTGGTTACTTACAATGGGGCTAACGCTACTGGAAATATCATTACTGGTGACGTAAATGCTGGCGGTAGATCAGTAGTAACCCTAGCTAAACCCTATATTGACGGAGGCTCTGCCAATGTTGCGGTAGCTTCTAGGACGCTACTAAGTGAGCAAACCTCGTTTAGTACGGCTTTAGCGGCTGACTCTGATAACAGAGTATCTCTTAGGTCTAATGGTAACTTCCATCAATTACAAGTAATTCCTACTGGTAACTGGAAAACTGCTGTTTCCGTGGATGTTGAACTTCAGGGTCAGGGGATTAGATAATGTTTAGAACGCTTCCTCCGTTTGGTGGAGATCAGCGAGAGACTGCTGAGATTATCCGTGGAATCATGGATGGCAAAACCAACAATACTGGAACGCTGACTCTGGCTACTGGTGGTGCTACGACAACCACTCTTAATGATCGTAGGATAGGTGGAGACAGCGTTATTTTGTTTGTGCCTACGTCTGCCGCGGCTTTTGCTGATTCTGTTCCTTATGGGGCTTTTCAGAGCGTTGTTGACCAAACCCTTGCTGCGGCAAATACTGCCTATGCAATGACTTTAGACACTACTGACTACTCAAATGGTGTAACTTTGAGTAACAGTTCTAGGATAAATGTCAAAAACGCTGGAGTTTATAACTTCCAATGGTCTGGTCAGTTTCAGAATACAGACACCCAAGAGCATGATGCAAGTGTTTGGTTGCGTAAAAATGGCACAAATATAGCTGGCTCTACTGGTCTTGTTGGTGTTCCTAGTTCTCACGGAGGAATTGATGGACATACAGTTGTTGGTTGGAACTACTTTCTTGACTTAGCGGCTAACGACTATATTGAACTTTATTGGTCAGCCCCTAGCACTCAGGTTTCCTTACAGTTTTATGCGGCTGGAACTAGCCCTACTAGACCTACAACAGCATCGTTAATTGCCACAATGAACTTGGTTGGCGGCTCTGGTAGTGCTACTTTTGGTGGTATTTATGCCAGTAGCCAAGGACAGGGAACGGCTACGATTACCCACTTTGCAAACTCAACTGCCGATAAGAAATACAAATATGTTGTTATTGGTTAATTTTCAATTTATAATGGATTCCGTGGATGACCCATCTTGGAATCCGAAACTCTAGGAGTAAAAGATGGCGACTACATCCAACATTGACCCAACAATTCAGCCTTATCTAAGCTATGGTCTATCAGAAGCCCAGAAGCTATACCAAGGCGGTGGCCCACAGTACTATGGTGGTCAGACTTTTGTTAGCCCCTCACAAACTACCCAAACTGGTTTACAAGCCTTAGAGCAACGTGCTTCTATGGGTAGCCCCTTAACTGGTGCGGCTCAAGGTCAACTACAAAGTACCATTCAGGGTGGTTACTTGCAGGGCAATCCTTTCTTTCAGGGTGCTTTTCAACCTGCGGCACAAGCGGCTGAGTCTAAATTCCTATCGTCATTAGGCAACATTGGTTCTGCGGCTTCTAAAGCTGGTCGTTATGGCTCTGGTGCTATGAATACCATGACACAAGGTGCTAGTGGTCAATTTGCCAAGACTCTTGCTGATACGGCTGGCACATTGGCTTATGAGAACTATGCGGCTGAGCGTGCTCGTCAACAGGCGGCTACGATGGCTGCACCTGCAATGGCTCAAGCTGATTATGGTGATATTCAGAACTTGCTAAAAGCAGGTCAAGTGCGTGAAGGTTATACAGGCGCACAGCAACAAGCTGACATTAACAAGTTTAACTTTATGCAGAATCAGCCACAAGTTAACCTAACAAATTACTTGTCTAGTGTTTATGGCAACCCATTGGGTAGGATGCAACAACCTGCTGGTGTTCAGGCTGGCCCATCAGGTTTTCAGAATCTATTAGGTACTGCGGCTACTCTTGGTGGTCTTTATAAAAACATTGGTGGCGCACAAGGCGTATCTCAAATTGGTAACTGGCTAAGTGGCGGTGGCTCTAGTATTCCTAGTGCATATAACGCTGCGGCAAATTATGCCGCTACATCTCCAACTGGTTGGTTGGATTTCTAAGGAATAAATCATGGCAGGACTATTAGACATTTTTGGCACTAGCGGTCAAGACACAATGGGTCTTTTGGGAATGTCCCCAGAGAATATTGCACGAAGCCGTGATGACGCACAAGCCCAAGCACTCTATGCACTAGCAGGACGACTGTTCCAAGGCGGTAGAGGTGCTTCTTCTGTTGTTGAGGGACTTCAACAAGGTCAGCAAGCCTATAAAACTGCTATGCAAGGTGGTCTGCAACAACAACTGCAAAACTATCAACTGCAAGAATTGCTAAAGAAGAAGCAACTTGAAGAACAGCAGCGTAAAGACGAATTGATGGCTAGGCAATTGTTTATGCGTGGTTATCAACCTGCTGTTGCTGGTAAAGAGTCTATGCCTATCGAGGAAGATGGCAGATTCATTGGTGACTCACAAGCTATTGCTGCTAGACCTGCACGATTTGATATTGGCTCAATTGCACCTGAACTCATGGCGATTGGCCCTGCTGGTCAGGCTCAACTTAAAACTGGTCTTGAACTTCAAAAATCAATGGCTGGTGAGACATTTAAACTTGGTGAAGGTGAGAAGCAATATCAGCGCAATGCTCTTACTGGTGAAATTACTGAAGTTGCGGCTGGCGCACCAAAGCGTGAGCCAGTACCTATCTCAATTGCTGAATACAATTTAGCAAAAGCCCAAGGATTTGAAGGAACTTTCCAAGATTTTGAAAAATCTAAAAAAGGTTTTACTTATCAAGATATTGGAAATGCGATTATTCAATTAGATGCAACTGGAAAAGAAGTTTCACGAATTCCTAAAGGTCGTGCGCCAGAAGGCCCTGTAAATTTCCAGACAATTGAGACTGACCAAGGGTTGATGGCTTTTAATCCAAGAACTTTGCAAATGACACCTGTTCTTGACGCAAAAGGTCAGCCAATTACTAAAACTGGTAAGCCAACTGAAGGTGAAACTAATGCGGCTGGCTTTGCATCTCGTATGGTTGCGGCAAATGCAATTACATCTAAATTAGCCGCAGGTAATGTTCCTAAAACAGTAGAGGCTATTTCAGGTGTTATTCCTTTAATTGGTAAAGCAATACCAGAGATTATTCCTGAAGGTATTGGTGGATTATCTCCAGAGCGTAGGCAATATCTGCAAGCAGCTAATAACTTTATTCGCGCTAACTTGCGTAAAGAATCAGGTGCGGCTATTGGTGCTGATGAGTGGACTGCTGAGTTTATTAACTACTTTCCACAGTACAACGATGATGCACAAACAATTAAGCAGAAAGAAATTTTCCGTAACATTCTGACTCAAAACATGGTTGCTGCTGGCGGTAAATCATACAAAGCACCAAGCATGACAGCACCTGAGTCAATGACTGATACTTACGGACTAAATCCAAGGTTGCGTGACTCTTTGCGTGGAGGTCGTTAATGGCTTACGAAAATGTTGAGCGTATCCGTAAAAATCTTATCACAATGGTTGATAAGAACGCACCTGTTGATGATATTAACAAATACCTAAAAGAAGAAGGATTCACTCAAGAATCTTTTGTTAAAGCACTAGACCTTGTTAAAAAATCAGGTGGTAAGACTGCTGAGTTTGGCGCAGGTCGATCATTGGCTCAAGGTGCAACATTTGGCTTTGCTGATGAACTTGAAGCACTAACGAAGTCACTTGCAGGTCAAGGCACTTATGAGCAAAACCTAGCTGCACTTGAACTTGCTAAACAAAGGTATGGTCAAGAAAATCCTAAGACTGCATTGGCTACTGAGATTGCTGGTGGGTTGCCTTATGCTTTATTACCATTTTTAGGGACTGCTCGTTATGCACAAATGGCTAGAGAAGCATCTCCATTGGTTCGTGCAGGAGTTACATCTGGGGCATCTGCTGTCACAGGTGCGCTTACTGGCGCACTCGGTGGTGCTGGTGCTGCAGGGGTTGGTGAGCGTATGGCTGGCGCACAAGCTGGTGGGGCATTGGGTGGCTTAGTTGGCGGTGCTGCACCTGCAGTTACCAAGGGCATCGGAATGGCTGGAGGTAAGGTAGTTGATGTAACTAGCGGAATTCCTGTTGTTCAGCAAGTTGGTAAGGCTGTTGGGTTGGCTACTGGTCAAAGTGTTGACTACGCTAATCGTGCTAAAGCTAAATTGCTAGAGGCTTTATATCGTGATAAGGTAAGCCCTGCTGATTTAGAAAAGATGATTCTTGCTTCTGCTAATTTAGAGAGAACAATTACTGGTACTACCAAGCCAGTAGGAATTGTTGATATTGCTGGTGAAAATGTAAGATCACTTGCTGATGTTGCTCAGAAGTACCCAAGCACAGCGAGACAGACTGCTAAGACAGCACTTGAAGAACGAGCCGCAGGTCAAGGTGAGCGTATTCAAGGCGACATTTCAAAATACCTTGGTGGCTTTACAGACCCATTTGAATACACAACAGCAATTGCTCAACGGCAACAACAAGTATCATCTCCTCTTTATCAAAAAGCATACGCTTATGGTGAGGTAACAGACCCTAAAGTTCTTAAATTTTTAGAACTTCCTCAATTTAAAAAGGCAGCTAAAGAAGCCCAAGATTTGCTTGCGGCTGAAGGTCGTTCTGTAGATATGTCTATGCCTACAGTAGAGGTTTTAGATCAAGTTAAACGTGGTCTTGATGTTTTAATTAAAAAAGAAACAGACCCATTTGGAAAGATTACTGATCTTGGTCGTATCTATAAAAATAAGAAAAATGAATTCTTGTCTGAGTTAGATACTGCTGTGCCTGACTTTGGTAGGGCTAGAGCCGCATTTGCTGGTGAAGCTGAATTGCTTGATGCGACAAAACTAGGAAAAGACTTTTATAAACAGACTGCGGCAGAAGCTAATCGTACATTTGCCAAGCTGTCTCCATCCGAGCAAGAGGCTTATAAGGTAGGCGCTTTGGATGCTGTAAAAGAAAAAATTACAACTGCTAAAGATACTGCTGATATTCGTAAGCGCATATTTGGTTCACCAGCAGAGCGTGATCGTGTTTCGTCATTATTCCCTGATACTGATACTTTCAAGCAGTTTGAAAAAGACATGATGACTGAATCAATGATGCGTAAGACTCAAGAGAAAATCTTGGGTAACTCTGCAACATTTGAGAGGCAAATTGCTGGTCAGGCTTTAGAGGCAGAGCCTAGCTTTATTGGTCAAATGATTGAGCAAGGCCCGCTTAGAGGAACTATGGGTTACTTAAAAGCACAAGGTCAAGGTGTTGCTGGTCAAACAGCAGAGGAACTTGGCCCAATGTTATTTAAACTTGGTGACCCGAGAGCAAATCTCCAAACATTAAAAGCCTTGAGTGCTTATGAGAAATACTTGCTTGATTTGGAAGCCAAAAAAGCTGCTGGTTTAACTGGTGCATCTACAATGACAGGATTGCTAGACACAGAAAAACCTTATCGTATAGATTTAACTGGAATGGCTAACCCCGACTAAGGACTAAAAATGCCCAAGACAAAAATTAGTGAATTTAGCGCAACCCCTGCTAATAACACAGACATTGATTCGATCAACATCGCAGAAGGCTGTGCGCCCTCTGGTATTAACGATGCTATCCGTGAGTTGATGAGCCAACTGAAAGACTTTCAGACTGGTGCTGCTGGTGACTCGTTTGGTGGGCCTATAACTGGTGCTGTAAATGGTACTGTTGGTGCAACTACACCTAATACTGGTGCGTTTACTACGCTGAGTGCTACAGGTGTTACAACAGTTCAAGCAGGAACAGCCGCACTTCCTGCTATTACAACAACTGGCGACACCAATACAGGCATATTCTTCCCTGCCGCAGATACGATTGCTTTTTCTGAAGGCGGTGCGGAGGCCGCTAGGATTGATAGCTCTGGTAATTTGCTAGTGGGTACTACGAGCCAAATAACCAATGAAAAACTTTCTGTAAATACTGGTAATACAGTTGGCGTAGGAGTTAAAACTACTGGTGGTGCTTCTAATGCTCCTATTTTGTCTTGGAACGCTACAACCACAGGTGATGGATTTTTTGTAGCCTTTGCTACTGAAACATCTTTAACAGTCAGAGGTTCAATTACATATAACAGAGCCGCAGGTTTAACTTCTTACAACACCACATCTGATTACAGAGCAAAAGACATTACTGGCCCTGTAACTGGTAGTGGTGCATTGATTGATTCAGTGCCTGTTTACATGGGCAAGATGAAGGGTGCTACACAAGAACGCCCAATGTTTATTGCTCACGAAGTTCCTGCATATGCACATACTGGTGTAAAAGATGCTGTGGATAAAAATGGAAATCCTAAATATCAGCAAATGGATGCTTCTGCCCTTATCCCTGTAATGTGGGCTGAAATTCAATCTTTGCGTCAGCGTCTTGCTGCTGCTAATCTATAAGGACTAACATGACTACCACTTGGAAAATCTCTCAACTTGATCGTGAAGTCTCTAATGGCTTTGTAACTACCGCACATTGGAGAGTAACAGCAGTAGATGGCGACGATATAGCTTCTATCTATAACACTTGTTCATGGTCTGAAGGTACTCCGACTATTCCCTATGCAAACCTTACAGAAGCTACTGTATTGGCATGGGTATGGGAATCTGTAGACAAGACTGCTACAGAGTCTGCTTTGGCGGCTCAGATTGCTTTGCTGAAGAATCCTGTTACTGCTACTGGCACACCTTGGGGTCAAGCATGAAGTTTGAGTTTGAAGTAAACGAGATTAACTTTATATTGCAGACTCTTGGCGAACTACCTAGTAAGTCAGGTGTGTGGCCTTTGATTCTCAAGATTAAAGAGCAAGCCGAAAAGCAACTACCTAAAGACGCTGAGGAATAACATGGAACAGCACACCACAGAAGTGGCAACAGCAGTGGCGGCTAAAGCAGCATCAGTAGCTACCTATGGTGGCGCAGGTAGTGCTATCTTCTTTGGTTTAACAGCCAATGAGTTTGGCGCTCTGTGTGGTGTAGCAATCGGTTTCATTGGTCTTGTGGCTAACATTTGGTTCAAGCATCAGCACCTTAAACTAGCACGAGAACAACATGGTAACAGCGAAGAAAACAGTTAAAGCAGCACCTGCAAAGGTAGCCCCTGTTAAGCGTTCTACCCCAAAGGTTGTTGCTCAACCTAAGAAGAATGAATCTAATGTTGACAAGGTAGTAGACCTCATTAAGTGGGTAGACAATCCATTTAAGCTGTTTACAGTTATCTTGCTGTCGTTCTTGTTCTTTGCAGGGTACTTTGCTTGGGACTCACGGCAAGTCTTATTGCAAGCCATTACAAATTCTAGCCATCAGACAGAACTTAAAGACACTCCGTCTTTGATGCAAGTGGCATTAGCTGTTCAGCGTGATCTTGAGGCTGAGACTGTCACTGTCCACAAAGCCAACCTAGCGGTTAACTCTCGCACACTATTGTTTGCTCTTAACTCTAAGGGTCACGACAAAACGATGGATGGCACTAACTCCTCGTTGTTTAACAAAGACCCACAACGTAATCAATCCATGATTGCAATGCTTGGTGGTGAGGTGTATTGCGACAAATTAGTAGTGACAGGCAAGAATTCTGATTGGGAAGAAAAGCAGGGCGTAAAGTATGTATGCCGTGGCGGTATTCCTCCGCAGATGGGTGAGTTTGATGGCTATATCTCTGTTGGTTTTAAGGACATTCCTGACGATGCTACGGAGATTAAGACCAGAATAAACCTAGCCACAACTGAGATGAGTAAATGAAATGGATAGTGCTGTGCTTGTTATCCATTGGATTGCTAGTATCAGCACAACCCAAGCAATGTTTGTTATCAGATTTCTATGCTTTGAGTTGGATAAGCGAACCAACGATGAGGCACATGGAATTGTCTCGTTGGATAACTACGAATGGAGACTCCTGTAAGTCTGACCAACTGCTTGCTTTGTGGAATAACTTGGCAGAATGGGCGGGAGTGGCAGATTCTGCTGAACTGAGAGCAAAGATTCATTACTACTACGCAAGGGCGAGAGAAAGGGAAAAATGACGATTGACACCATCAGGCTGTTCCCGATGATCTTGCCCTCTGGCTATCCGCAAACGGATAACCTTGTTGAACGTAAAATGCTGAAACAACAAGAAACTGCTCGTGCTGAACTTGAACAGAAGAAAACACAGATAGCAATTGAAGACTTGGCCTTTGAGATTTACCAAAAGAGTGCTGAACAGGCTAAGTTAAGAATTGAGATATTTCAGAATCGTAAACTTGATCTATACGCATAAGGACTAAAATGCTTTCACTTTTTTCTACTCTTGGTGGTTTGCTTATTTCGGGTTTACCAAAACTCCTAGATTACTTTCAGAATAAGGCTGACCAAAAGCATGAACTTGCTTTGGCTAGAGTACAGACTGAGAAAGAACTACAGTTAGCTGCGGCAGGGTTTGCGGCTCAAGCAAAGGTAGAGGAAATCCGTACAGATCAGGTCTCCATGCAAGCAGAAGCCCAGATGACCGAGGCGGCTCTAAAGCACGATGAGAAGGTCTTAGAGAAGGCGTCCACTTGGGTGGTTAACTATGTTGGTACTGTAAGACCTACAATTACCTACATCTTTGTGTTTGAGCTATGTGCCATTAACGCTTGGATTGCCTACTACATTTACTCTCGTCCTAGTTTAGTAACAAGCATGGATGACCTAATCCGTGTGTCTGACATTATTTTCTCGACTGACGAGATGGCTATGTTGGGCGGCATTATTGGCTTCTGGTTTGGCTCAAGAGGCTGGAACAAGAAATGAAGATCAGCAAAGAGGGTGAACACCTGATGCACTTCTTTGAGGGCTACAGGAACAAGCCGTATCGTTGTTCTGCGGCTATTTGGACAGTCGGGTGGGGTCACGCTATGTACGGAGATCAACTAAGCCTACCAAACGTCCGTAAAGAGGGTTACACAGGCTTAATCCGTTCTGACTATCAACTCAAGGAGGCAGACAATCGTGTATGGTCAAAAGAAGAATTGGTCGATTTATTCAAGGTGGACATCGGCAGTTTTGAACGTGGTGTTTTACGACTTTCTCCTAATCTTGTTAGTCATCAAGGCAAATTCGACGCTGTTGTCTCTTTTGCCTATAACGCAGGGCTAGGTAATTACCAGCGTTCTACCATCCGCATGAAGGTTAATCGTGAGGATTGGGATGGGGCAGCAGAGGCATTTATGTCTTGGACTAAGGCGGGTGGTAAAGAAGTCGCAGGATTGGTTAAGCGCAGAAAAGCAGAAAAAGCATTGTTCCTTAACTAAACTGACATAGACATAAGATTTAATCTGACACCTATGGCTAATATACCTACACAGCAAGATGCTGAAATCTTTGCCAAAAGCGTCAAGAAGTACCAAGCACTTTTAAGCCTTGGTGATTGGCGTATTGAGCGAGGCTCTAAGCCAGCAAAGCAAGCGATGGCCTCCGTAGAGTTTAATCAGGGTGCTAGGTTAGCCACTTATCGGCTAGGTGATTTTGGTGCTGAAAAGATCACGCCTGAGTCATTGGATAAAACTGCATTGCATGAAATGTTGCACATCTTTTTGCATGACTTGATGTGTGTGGCACAAGACCCTAAATCATCAGAAGATGAGATCGAGATGCAAGAGCATAGGGTGATAAATCTGCTAGAAAACTTACTCTCTAAGGATTCCAATGGGCGCACATAATCAATCTTGCACCGATGATGAATTCATCCAACTTTGGCAAGAGCATGGGTCAGCTTCTAAAGTAGCGTCTATTCTTGGCATCAACACCAGAGCCTCTTTTATCCGCAGAAGGTGGATAGAAGACCACTATAAGATCAAGTTATTCTCTTTTGACCACAGGGGTGCTAAATATGATGTTCAAAGGGGAAAGACCTTTTCTCCATTAAAACAGATAAACCTTGGCATAGAAGACGGAACAGTAATTGTGTTCTCTGATGCCCACTTCATTCCTAGTCAGCGTACAACGGCATTTAAAGGGCTTCTATGGGCTATCCAAGAGTTCAAGCCAAAGGCGGTGATATGTAATGGTGATGCGTTCGATGGTGCGTCTATATCTCGGCATGATGTGACAGACCAGCCACAGACTTCTGTTATTCAGGAGTTAAAAGCCTGTCAAGCAATGCTTGGTGAGATTGAGGAAGCAGCTAAAGCTGAGAGACACAATGTAAAGCTAGTGTTTACATGGGGAAACCATGACATTCGGTTTGGCAACAGATTAGCTCAACACGCACCACAATTTAAGGAAGTTCAAGGCTTTAAGCTGACAGACCATATTCCAGATTGGGAGTTCTGTTGGGCAGTATGGCCTACTTCTCAGGTCATCATTAAGCACCGATATAAAGGTGGTATTCACGCTACCCACAACAACACAGTTAACGCTGGTGTGTCAATCATTACTGGACACCTACACTCTCTAAAGGTTACGCCATTTGACGATTACAACGGCACTCGCTATGGAGTAGACACAGGCACTTTGGCTGAGACTGATGGGCCGCAATTTACCTACGCAGAATTAAATCCTAGTAACCATAGATCAGGCTTTGCGGTCTTAAATTTCTTCAACGGCAAGCTGCTATGGCCTGAACTCGTGCATAAGTTCGATGAAGACCAGATCGAATTCCGTGGTGAAGTTATTGATGTGAGTGCATTTTGAGTGCTTGGCTAATCATTCTCACAGGGCTAATCTACGCATACATTGCGGTAGAACAGCTTGTTGTCGGCAATCCCCACATGAGCATCGTTTATGCTGGATACGCTGCTTCAAATGTGGGTCTTTACTTGCTTGCTAAGTAGCATCGTATTTAGTGACTGCTTCATAGTCAACTACCCAACCATGTCTTTCTTGAAAGACAATAAACTCTTGAAGTATCTTTACCTTGTCAAAGTCAAAGGTTTCAATAGTGATTTTTTCTGGCTCAGAAAAGCCAAACGAAATTTCAACTTTAAACATCTTTAACGAACAATCCGTTAGGCAATAGTGTGCCTTTCCGATTCTTAATCTGATCGTATGCAACTTCCATGCAGTCTACCAGATTCAAGTCTTGTAGGGCGCAAAAGTTAACTAGACAGACCATCACATCCCCTACCGCATCCTCCATTGCTTCACGATCATGTTTGAGGGTTGCATCAGCCAACTCACCCATCTCTGACATGGCTTTGAGTAGCTGAGTCGCTGGTGTGCTGTTGGGAATAATTCGTCTAGCCTCTGCCCATTGAATTATCTTAATTTCTACATTAGCGTACGACATCCCATTCCCTTTCATTTCGATTTGAATTTGATTTAACTGTTTTACCTGTGAGATAGATCAGGTTCATTCTTTGCAATTCATGTAATCGTCTTGCAACTTGCATATTTTCTAGGTTAGTAAATGCGGCTATTCCATCTTTTCCAAGCGCACCATTAGCCTTTAAACAATCCAAGATGATCTCGTGGTGTTTAGGGGCTACATGGCTTATAGACTCTGCTGCTTCAAAAGAAGTTAGCGGGTCTGTAGTCCTAACTCTTGGGAAGTCAGGCATAACAAAAATTCTTTTAAATGCTTCTTTGTAATCCATAATTTTTTCCTTTAGGTGGAGGTAATCGCTGCGTCCAAGTTCGTCCGACAGAATTGTCGCAAGGCATCCGCTTTCCCTCCGTTAACTTTAAAATGGGATAGAATCGTCTTCTTCTTTAGCCCTCTTAGGCTTGTTCAAAGAAGCGTCTGCGTTCTTGTTCTTGATAGACAAAGACATAAACTTGTTTCCGTCCTTGCTAACCTTAATCCAAGCAGATAGCCAGTAGTCAATACCCTCTACATTGATTGAGCCTTTGTAGTCAGGAAATTTAGCATCGTCTTTGCGGTCGTTCTTAAAGAGCGAACCTCTGTTGTTGTTATCGTATTCCATGTTTATCCTTTCGCACCTTTCAATGCACTTCTCACTTTACTAGGAAGCAGAGTCCAGAGGGCAACCTTTTGTTCTGCGTCTAAGTTCTCTTTTTCCAACTTAATCCAAGCCACCTTGGGTTCACCTTGCTCACAGGTAGCAATTAAATCAACTGCTAACTCTCTGAGATAATTTTGCTCATCTTCTGGGATGTTATCCATTGCACCCTGAGTAGGTGTAATTATTACCTTTTCCTCCTTGATGGGCGCAGAGGAATCCAGAGCGTCATGCTCTACGATCTCCATTGCTGTAACCCAAAGGTAGCGTCTGGTGTAGGTTTCTACTGCGCCTAAGTTCTGGATAGGATGGCAACCCTTTAGATTGGCCTCTGCCATTGGGCTGGTGATGATGATGTTCGTGCCATCGTCTGTGTCTGTGATGGTCAGGCTTGCTATCTCTGAATCGTAGGACACTACACCGCACAAGCCAATATCGTTAAAGATTGAATTGATCGTGGGGATAAAGTCACCAAGTTCAAAGTATGAGTATCCAGCAAACTTGTTGTGACCAGACTTCTTGAGAGATGCGTTTTGCAACATGATTCGTGCTTGCATTAACTTCTTATGTACCATTTGATTCTTCCTTTAAATATTCTTCAATCATTGCTTCTTTGTCTTCCTCGTATAAATCCTCGAAAGGTACGAAGTGGTTTTCTCCACAGCATGAGCCGTAGGTCTTTGGGTTTGTGCAGTAGCAGCAATAAGTTCCTGACAGGTCTTTGATTGCGTCTTCTCTTGTTAACTTGGTCATTGGATGCGTCCGATAGGTTTAGCTACAAGCCACTTGTCGCCTAGTCTGCGTACTGACTTCACCCATTGCTTTTGGTAGGCTCTAATGACCTCTGGAGGGGCATCGTAGGTGCAAAACATCTTACGGACATGGGTTAGGAATCGTGTGTTCATTAACCCCTCCAAGCCAACATAACACCCCAACCACCAAAGATGATGATTGCTAACAGGCACTCAACTAGCGTCTGAATAATCTTACTTTTCATTTGGTTCTCCTTAGATGGGGGACTAAGCCCCCTGTTAATTTAGTTAAAAGAAAAATGCAAGCGTTCTTTTTGCTGTTCTTGTCTAACTGATTCTTCGGCATCGCAATCGGCAAGGTAGTCATCCCATTGGGCTTTTTCTTCTGCGGTTAAATAAGAAAGCCAAGTTTGATAACCTTTTTCATCTTCATTTTCAGAAAAAGATTCAAAGGTTTCGCCTTCATCGTTAACAATCAAATAAATTACTTCATAAGTTGCTGGATTAACTACTCTTTGAATGTAGTTAAAAGAAAAAGATGGTGTGTTCATTTGGTTTTCCTTAATGGCCCGTTTACGAATTGTTGCGGGTTAGGGGAAGTATAGCAAAGTAAACGAGTAGGTCAACAACTATTTTCTAGGTACTTTCCCTAGTGTTGTATTTTGTTAACTAAGATATACTGGCGAGATGGACAAACAAACTGCTATCACACTTGCTGGCTCACAGAGTGAGCTTGCTAGAATCTTTGGCATCACAAGGGCGGCTGTCTTTCATTGGAAGACAATCCCTCCTCTACGCCTTTATCAACTAAAAGAACTTAAACCAGATTGGTTCAAATGACTCAAGAAGCCCTAATTAAAGCCCTCCAGAACGGCCCTCTAACCTCTCGTGAAGTGGTAGATACCACAGGTATGTCTCAATCGACTGTCCTGTCTACGGCTAAGAAGCTGAGATACAAAGGCTTGCTGACAACAGAGCAGGTCAAGGTTGGTAGGCATTGGTTAGCCAAGTACACGCTAGACGATAGTCTTATACAAGACCAACCGAAAGAAGACAGGTGCTTGCTAAACCCATTCGATATTCGCAATGCCAAGGGTATCTTTACGCCTACAGAATACAGACTGATGAACGCACACGCTAAAAGAATTTACAAGTCAAGTCCTACAGAGATTACAAACAATCAGTTTATTTAGTATAATGTTTTGAAACACGGCTAGGTATGGCCTGATCTCCATACCGAAAAGAGTTAACCCTTCTCCTGCCGCAGTTTCTTTCAAAGGGTTTTTTAAAAAGCGGTATTTGTATGCACTACTATCAGCATCATATTGGTGACTTCATCAAGGATACATCGTTCTTGACCAATGAAGAAATTGGTATTTATCTCAAGTTAATTTGGCTTTATTACGACTCTGAAAAGCCATTGCCAAACAATTTATTTGAACTTGGCATGAAGACAGCCACAAGAGACAACCAGATTGTTCTTGAGGGTTTGTTAGAAATGTTCTTTGTTTTAGATGAAGAAAATAAATGCTGGCATCACAACAGATGCGATAAAGAAATTGAACACTACAGACAGCAATTAACTACTGCTTCTAAAGCTGGAAAAGCATCGGCACTTAAACGAGCGATGAACAAGAATCCAACGAGCGTTGAACAAGCGTTAAACGAGCGTTCAACAGAGGTTCAACCAACCAATAACCAACAACCAATAACCAACAACCAAGATAAGAACAAGCGTGGCTCACGCCTCGCTCAAGACTTTTTCTTTCCAAAAGAATGGTGTGATTTTCTTGTTGAACAAAGACCAGAACTAAACGCACAACAAACCTTTGAGAAGTTCAAGGATTACTGGATAGCCCAAGCAGGTCAAAAGGGTGTGAAGCTAGATTGGTTTGCAACATGGCGTAATTGGGTGAGAAACACAAATGCACCAAAAGCTAATCCTGCTGACAACATAAGGCTTACAGTTCCTGCGTCAAATGAGCCTGACCCTGCTTTATTGAAAATTAAGCAAGATGAAAAAGTAACTCGTCCTCCAACACCAGAAGAACGAGCAATTCTTAACGCTTTTAGGAGAAAAGCATGACAAATGAAGAGTGGGAACTAATTGGTCAATTTGTTAAAGATGTTGTTGATCGGTTTGATGAACAAGAAAAAATAACAAAAAATCTTTCACAAAGAATTAAACATCTTGAAGAAGAAATTGAAATATTAAGTGAATTAAAACAATTTAGTCATTTGCTTGATATGGATGGAATGAGGAAAGAATGAGCCACTACGAAGCCATGAAACTACTGGACAAGGTGCGTGAAGGCGTACCTGTACCACTACACCTGATAAACAAAGCATTGGAATTGACTGGTGATCTACTCACGCAAGACGATTGAAAGCCCAAATGATAGGGTCATCTTAGAGCAAGCAGAAGCTCGGGAACTTTATCGTAATTGGGAGTGGACTAAGAATCGTGACTTGATTCGTGCAAGGCTTGAAAGAGCAGAGCGAATTTATGGTGTTGGCGCTAGAGACAGAATCCGTGAATACATGAACAGAATTAAGGATGGATTACTCGAATGAGATATGCAGCAAGGGTAGACGCTAACCAAGAACAGATAGTTTCAGCACTAAGAGCCGCAGGTGCTTATGTATGGATTATTGGCTTACCTGTTGACCTTTTGGTTGGCTACAAGAATCACACCTTTCTGGTGGAGATCAAAACAGACTCTAAAAAGCGTTTAACCAAGCTACAAGCCGACTTTTTCGAGAATTGGTCTGGAAGTACCTTGGCAAGAATAGATTGCCCAGAAGCGGCTCTACGGATGATAGGGGTGGTTAAATGAATCCTTACGAAATTGTAGATAAAACTTGCATCAGTTTTTCTGGTGGAAGAACGAGTGCATATATGTTGCATAAAGTATTACAAAACGGGGGGGGCAACTGCCAAACGAAGCAAAGGTTATTTTTTGCAATACAGGCAAAGAGGAGGAGGCTACTTTGCGGTTTTGTAAATGAATGTTCTAAGCGTTGGAATGTAGAAATTACTTGGTTGGAATTTGCCGTCCAAGATAATGAAAAAATTTCTAAGGTTGTTAATTTTGAAACCGCAAGTAGAAATGGCGAGCCTTTTGAAGCGGTGATAAATTGGTATCAGCCATCTTTGCCAAATGGAAGGGCTAGATATTGTTCGAGTCAAATGAAAACCAGAACAATGCACCGATATTTAAGATCATTGGGCTGGACGGACTGGGATTCATTTATTGGGATAAGAGCAGATGAGCCAAGGCGAGTAGCTAAATTTAGAGCCAATCCGCATCCTGAAAATAAAAATGAAACAGTATGTATGCCGCTTGTGCCTAACAATGTTTCTTCAAAAGAAGTTGGTAACTTTTGGAATAACCAAGAATTTGACTTGGAATTGCCCAACATAAATGGCAAAACAATGCACGGAAATTGTGATTTATGTATGTTGAAGCCCAAGTCTCAGATTCTTAGCTTGATAACTGAAAAGCCAGATAGAGCGTTGTGGTGGATTAAACAAGAGGAAGAAGCCGCAAAAAGATGTGCTGGTGATGGAAAGTTCTTTGCTATTGACAGGCCTACTTATGCACAAATGTACAAATACGCTGCCGAGCAAACCGATATGTTTGACAAAGATGAAGAAGCTATTTCTTGCTTCTGTGGAGATTAAATGAAAGCACCTTACAAAGCCATCGAGTTTATTTTGGAACAAGCCCCTCGTTTTGCCGAGGCAAAGGCACAGCGTGTGTACATCGAGAACTTCTTGCGTACAAAGAAGGCTTTGCTTATGAAAGAAGCATTGACCAAAGGGATAGATTCTGGCGTAGCACAGGAAAGAGAAGCCTATGCACACCCAGAGTACCAAGAACTATTGCGAGGCTTACAAGCGGCTACCGAGCGTGAAGAAACCCTCAAATGGAAACTTACTGCGGCTCAAATGAAATCGGATATATGGCGATCAGAGCAAGCAAGTGAGCGTCTTGGCATAAAAACTACAGAGTAGGGTAAACACCTATAAAAAAGTCTTGAGTGATGTTAAGTAATCTATACAATCACAGGCAGCCCAAGCAATTCGCAAGGGTACTTTTAAGGAATACATCATGGAATACGAATTCAAATTTGAAACAACTACTGGTGCTGGTGGCGAGACTGTGCAATGCGTCTTGGAGTACTCGATAGACGAGGAAGGTACATACGCAGAAAATCTTAAATCAATACATTACGAAGGCACGAATGTTTTTTCTTTGCTTTCTGATGAGCAATTTGTAGAGATCGAGATGCGTGGCACGATGATGTTGGCAAGCCACCTGATTGCAGAATCTAACCACTCTGCAAGTGTTGACTACGACTTACGAGCAGTCTAATGATTCTTGGTTGCAAGCCAAAAGAGCCTGATGCAAAGTGTAATAACTGCAAAAGGCTTTTTTTACCTAATGCTGTCAATGTCAAGAACAGCAAGGATAAGGCTTGCATTTATGTACCTAAATCTTTACAGGTGAAAACATGACTAGAGAAGACATCACACGTTTAGCACAAGAAGCTGGGTTTGTTGGAATGGATGGAGATCATGGAGCGTTAAGACGCTTTGCCGCCCTTGTCGCTTCTGCCGAGCGTGAGGCGTGTGCAAATGCAATGGCATATTTAGTAATGACTCCAACGCTTACGCATGGGGCATTGGTGAAGCTGTCGGATGTTGTCAACGCCATCCGAGCAAGGGGACAAGCATGACTAAAGACGAAGCGTTGAAGCTGGCGCTGGAGGTTTTGGAAGAAGGTGTGCAAGGTACAAGACCATTGGGTGTTGCAACATTAGAAGCCATCGCCACCATCAAAGAAGCCTTGGCACAGCCAGAGCAAGAGCCTGTGGCGTGGATACACAACTTTATTGAGGGCGGTATTTCAATTGGAAAACGACCAGCAGACTTAGAGCGCCATCCTGACCGATGGACTGCGCTATACAAAGAGCCAAAGCCATGCCCAACTTGCGAAGCATTAGCTCGTACTGTGATGCTTGACCAAACATCGCACGACACCACCACACCACAGCGCACATGGGTTGGGCTGTCGGATGAAGAATTTGAATATTGTTGCGCCCTTAAAAATCCCGTAGCAATAGTTGAGGAAGTAGAAGCCAAACTCAAGGAGAAGAACACATGAAATCCTATGAAGATGAAGAGTTTGAACGCATTGAGCGACAAAACAAGCCTAAATCTAGTGGAATGGACTGTTGCACCTACGACTGTAACCAAGGCAGAAACTGTCCTGTACGCAACCAGACGCTAGATGAGGTAGCCCATGAGTTTGATCTTATGAAGGCATTTGGCACGACAGCACAGTCATTTGCTAGTTTTGTAAGGAGTATGAAAAAATGAGCAAAGATGAGGCAATTAAATTGGCTTTAGATGCCTTGCATTTGTGGCATTGGACTGGTGAAACAACTGAATTAAACAAGGCGCATGATGCTTTATTGGAAGTTGTAGATACTCCTGAAAAACCTTGGGTTTGCCTGACTTACAAAGAAAGATGTGAGTTATGGAATATCTCAAGTAAGTTTTCACCAGAATCGGTAATCATGCACGATTTTGCCAAAGACATAGAACTAGCACTCAGGGAGAAAAATTATGAGCAAAGGGTCAACCAGTAGACCATTCTCAGTAACTAACGAAGAATACGAAAATAGATGGGATGCCATATTTGGCAGAGACAATGAGAAAAAGAACGAAACGCAAGCATTGGAATCTGATCGACAGCGTGACCCATGCAATAGTCGGGGCAGCGATAACCCACAGGGACAAGTTGGACAAACTAAGGATGCTTGAGTATTCAGCTTTGGAGGCCATCACTAAGGGACAAGGAACTGTCGCTGATTGGCGAACCTTAGTAGATGTTCTAAACCTGTCTGAAATGATGGGAAAGCATGGAGTTGGCCCAGAGGTGTTACCTATCTGCGAGAAAGCCCAGATTAGCCTCCATAAAGCCGCTATGCGTTATCAGGAGACTATGCGAATGGGTTTGGATGGGGAAGGCATAAAAGCCATCAGAGACTTAATCGAATATGCTGATTTACAGCAGTCAAGTATCTCAAGAAGTGAGTTTGAGAGATACATTCAGAAAACAAAAGACCACATAAGGTCAAATAGTAATCTGGTGGTAGAGATTGAATAACAAACCAACTACCCGAGAAAGACTGCACTTAGGACGGATAAAAGAGATGCCGTGTGGGGTCTGTGGTCAGGCAGGGCCATCCGATGCTCACCACATTGAGCAACACCAGCAGTACCTTTGTATTCCGCTTTGCAAGGATTGTCACCAAGGGTCATTCAACGGAATTCACGGACAAAAGCGAATCTGGGCGGTTCACAAAGAAACGGAAATGTCGGTTTTAAACGAAACCCTGAGAAAGTTGTTAGGATAGAGGCACTCAGTTGCCATTGAGTTTTAAGAGGGCTTGCGTCCTCTTTTTTTTGTGGGATAATGAACAAACTCCCGAGGACACCTATGTCTGGATTATTAGAGCCATCCGTAAAAATTGAGATTGAAATTAAAAGCCAAGAAAAGAATGGCGAGGCTTGTCCTATTGCGACAGGTGACGTAGAGGTCAATCTTGAGAATCGTCAAAAAGCCATTGATAAGGCTAACTACGGCCCAATGAATCCCAATGAGGCCAACATGGATTACTGGCGTGAAATCTCTAAGACATGGAGAAACTCACCAGACCAAGCTAAAAAGTCTCGTTGCGGTAACTGCGCTGCTTTTATTCAAACCACAAAGATGCTAGATTGTATTGAATCTGGTTTGCAAGCTGGCGACACAGAGATGGACGCATGGGAAGTCATTGAAGCTGGTGACTTAGGTTACTGCGAGATTTGGGACTTTAAGTGTGCTGCCAAACGTACTTGTACGGCTTGGGTAACTGGTGGCCCGATTACCGATGATTCCGAGAAAATGTCTGGTGATATGTCTGAAGGAGAAGACAATGGGAACGACTAATATGCAAGCGGCAGAGATGATGGGGCTTTATCCTAGTCTCAAAAAGAAGCCTACACCTAAACCTATGGCAAAACCAATGCCTATGCGTGGTGAGCGTACAGCTAAGAACAAAGCAAAGAAGACTAAAAAATGATGGGTCTTTATGCAAATATCGCAGCAAAGAAAAAGCGTATAGAGGCTCAAAAGGCTGCTGGAAAAACTCCAGAGCGTATGCGTAAGGTTGGCTCAAAAGGCGCACCTACTGCGGATGCGTTCAAGCAAGCAGCTAAGACTGCTAAGAAGAAATGAGTGCGGCTTGGACTCGTAAGGAGGGTAAAAACCCTAATGGTGGCCTAAATGAAAAAGGTCGCAAGTCTTACGAGCGTGAAAATGCAGGAAGCAATCTAAAGCCTCCTGTTAAATCTGGTGACAACCCTCGCAGAGCGTCTTTCTTAGCCCGTATGGGTGGTATGGCAGGGCCAGAGCGTAAGCCTGATGGAAGCCCTACTCGTTTGTTGCAAAGCCTACAGGCATGGGGTGCAAGTTCTAAGGCTGATGCAAAGGCAAAGGCTAAAGCAATATCTGCGAGGAACAAGAAATGAAAACTCCTAAGATGAACAAAGTTGGTAAAGCTAAGATGGCTACTGTCATGCACGAATTCGGTAAGGGTGAACTGCACTCTGGTAAGGGTGGAAAAGTCGTAAAGAATCCTCGCCAAGCGGTCGCCATCGGAATAGCGGAAGCTGCCAAGAAAATGGGCAGAATGAAATAAAACCTTGGCTAGTGGTATAAACTAGCTTTTTAACTTCACCAACCCGAAAGGGAGTGATACAACATGACACAAAATCGTAAATTAGAATGGCGTTCAGTATCAACATTGATTCCATACGCTAGGAACTCACGGACTCATTCTGATGAACAGATTGCCCAAATAGCGGCAAGTATTAAAGAGTTTGGGTGGACTAACCCAATTCTTATTGATGGCGACAACGGCATTATTGCAGGTCATGGCAGACTTTCTGCTGCTCGTAAGCTAGGACATGAGGAAGTTCCAGTTATAGAGTTAAAAGACCTAACAGAAACCCAACGTAAGGCTTACATCATTGCCGACAACCGCCTAGCATTAAACGCAGGGTGGGACAACGAGATGCTGACCATTGAGCTAAACGAATTACTAGCTGACAACTTTGCTTTGGATATATTGGGATTTGACCCTAAAGAGTTAGCCGCACTACTTGAGCCAGAAGTGGTGGTAGGACTTACAGATGAAAACGATGTCCCTGACATACCTGACAAGCCAATTACCAAGTTAGGCGATATTTACCAATTAGGCAACCACCGATTGATGTGTGGAGACTCCACTAGCATTGACGCTGTGGATAAGTTGATGCCTGAGACAGCTAACATGATTTTTACTGACCCACCTTATTTGATGGACTTTACTGGTGGGATTCATGGCGATGGTTCTAAATCATTCAACGCTAAACATGGCAGCATTAAAAACGACAAAATGTCTGATAAAGAAGGCGATGACTTTTTGGATGCTATTAACAGCGTCATTACATCTAAAGTAGATGGTGCTTTTTACATAACATTTTATCGTTTAGGCATAAACAAATACTTTGCCAGTATGGAAAGAACTGGACTTAAATGCCGTTCTTTGGTTATCTGGGATAAGGGAAACCACACTTTAAGCAATAGCGATTACATGAGTATGTATGAGCCTATGTTTTATGGGTGGGTAAACAACCACAAGTTTTATGGTGGAAAAAATGGAATGGACATTTGGCGTATCAAAAGAACCGCCAAGAATGACTTACACCCAACTATGAAGCCTGTCGAACTTGTCGAAAAAGCAGTTTTAGATGGTAGTGCTATAAATGGCATTGTTTTAGATTTGTTTGGTGGTAGCGGTACAACCATTGTTGCTTGCGAGAAACATAACCGACATTCCCGAATAATGGAACTAGACCCAAAATATTGCGATGTCATAGTAAAGCGATGGGAAGACTTTACGGGAAAAAAAGCTATGTTAGTAAACGCTAACGAAGAACTTTCGGAGATATAAAATGCAACAGGGCAAAAAATATGAGCCGACTGATGAAAACAAGAAGCTAGTAAAGACTCTGGCGGCTGTAGGCATTACCTTTGAAGACATAGCTACCAAATTAGAGATTAGTTCCGATACGCTAGTGAAGTATTACAAAAAGGAACTGGACGATGGGCGCATCGATGCCAACGCTAGTATTGGGCAGACCTTGTTCCAACAGGCAAAGAATGGCAATACTGCTGCGGCTATCTTCTGGTTAAAGACTAGGGCTAGATGGAAAGAAACCCATGCCGTCGAACATAGTGGGCCAGAAGGTTCTGAACTGGTTATTAAATGGCAGAGTTAATAATCCCTTACAAGCCAAGGGAACACCAACTAAAAGTTCACGAGTTACTGGAAGCACATAGGTTTGCGGTAGTAGTGGCTCACAGGCGTTTTGGTAAGACTGTAGCTGCGCTTAACCACTTAATCCGTGAGGCGGTGCTAAACGAGAAAGAAACACCCAGATACGCCTACATTGCCCCGACTTATGGACAAGCTAAAAGGGTAGCTTGGGATTATCTCGTTAAATACACTACACCGCTAGGCGGTACTAACAACATCTCAGAACTTAGGGTTGACTTCTGGGGTAGGCGTATTCAGTTGTATGGCTCAGACAATCCTGATTCCCTGCGAGGTCAATTCTTTGATGGGGTAATCATTGATGAGGTAGGTGACCAGAATCCTAAGATATGGACAGACATTGTTAGACCTGCTCTGACAGACAGAAAAGGCTGGTGCTTGTTCATTGGTACACCCAAAGGACACAACCACTTCAAAGAGTTGCGAGACAGGGCAGAGAAAGAAGAAGGATGGGGTCTGCTTGAGTTTAAAGCCTCTGAAACAGGGGTGGTGGATGACGTAGAACTAAGACAAGCTAAAAATGAGATGGGCGAGGATAAATACCGCCAAGAGTTTGAATGTTCGTTTGATGCTGCTGTAGAGGGTTCTTACTATGGGCAAATGCTGAACGAGTTAGAAGAAAAGAAGCATATGCAAGAGATTCCCAGAGAGGA